CCAATCTGCGGAAGGGCAGGGATAGCACGTTTGGTCGGAGCATTCCACAAAGGCACACCAACATGGATTTCATACGGTTCAACGCGATCGGGGCGGGCATCTCGGATGGCCTGCGCGTCAGCCTTGTTGTTTCGGTTCGGGGCAAGCTGTGGGTGCTTTGGCTCGTAATAGTCCATGCCAACCAGCTGGTTCTTCCAGTTCAAACGCATGTCTTTTCGGCGATACCTCGCACCGGAGATATCGCAGACAAACCATGCATTTTTGCCGGAAGCAAAACGAGACAATTAGTAGCCTCCCATCGGTACAATGACGAGTGGTGCCCTATCTCTGTCCTCTTCCATGGCCGCTTTCATGAGGTCGTCATAGACCTGCTTGAGCAAGGGGGTCCGGTCCTGCGCGAATTTAATCGACAGGAAAAAGGCCAGTCCGGCTGCCAGCGCAGGGTAGAACCTGAAAGGGATGCCTACGGTGTCCGAAGGAGTGTCAGCGTCGTCGATGCGTCTCAGGCGGTTGTACACGACCCCGTCAGTGGAATTGTCCGGCACAGGCCAGACTTCTAGCGTGGGAATGATCTGTCGGTCACAGAAGTACTGCGTGACACGGCCTGTGGTGGTCTTGTTCGGGATATTCAGGAAGTCCGGGCGCGACAAGCGCTCCAAGCTGTAATCAGTCCCGGAGCGTCGCAAGGAAGCATTCGTGATATCGACTGTGTCGGCGCCCAGAGAGTAGCTGGAGGTGCCAGAGACCATTGTGACAGTCACCTGCTCAATGGTCCACTGGTTTAGTCCCCGGTTGGCCCAGTCTGCGAATAGGAGGTTGAGCGAGCGCATACCTGACTTGATGTCGTACGCAGAGCGCATGACCTTTCCGCAAGATTCATACGCCTCTTCTAGATACTCGATAACGTCCAGTTCATAGTCGAAGGAGCCTGAAACAGCCATAAGTCATTATCCCGTGTAGAACAGGGTCAGTCCAACGACGTTTGTGATCGCTGAGACCCATAGTCCGGTTGATCCTTTGATGCCACATCCCGCAAGGTCCTGAGACTGTGCGACAGTGGCGCCATTGGCGATGTCAAGGTCCATGAGAGTGGCTCCGCCGCTCCCATCTGTGATGGTGATCCGGCCTGCGCCGACCCCGTCGCTCGTTGCCGAATAACCAACCAGTCGAGCGGGGCCTGCGAAGGCCGCGCCCGTGGTTGTTACTCGGACTGCTTTAATGTCGGATGACATTCGCGCACTCCTTAGGTTGAAGGCTGTCCATCATCGGAAACGATGTACTGGATCACGCCGGAGATGGCGCCGCCTGTTGCAGCTGAAGCACCAACGCCGCCCGTGAGGGAGAAAGCTTTGTCCGTCACGATAGCGAGGTCGAAGTCGTCGCCGGATGTGGTTGTGGAAGCAGAGAAGGCTGTTTGGCCCGCGTCTGCGTCGCCCTCGGCAACGATGCCGTCAACGTCGAATGATGCGGCGTCGTCAACTTCGATCCAACCCATGTCGAACGTAGGGCTCGAGCCGCCTGTAGCAGCCGCGTTGAAGTCAATGTTGAGGAGGATGGCGTTCGCCGGGAGAACAACAGCTGCTGAGTTCGTCGAAGAAATGGTCAGGGCAGTCGTGTTTGCCGCGGTTGGGTCGGCCATGTAGAAAGGCAGTGCGAGAACAACCTGTCCTGCAGATGTGGTGCCTTTGTTGCCGCCGCCGTGTGAACGGAGGATTGCGGATGATGTATTTCGAGCCATGGGATATCTCCTGTTTTGGCTGTGTCGGAGGGTCTGCTCCGTCAGGTGAATATTGTACTATACAGTGGTTTTGCGGGCAGGTCTAGCTTAGGTGCTGTCCCCGTCTTCGCCCTCGTCGATGTAGCAACGGGCCGTTACTTTCAGGCCGCGACCCTTGGGTATGTAGGGCAGCAGGTCCTTTGTGATCTCCGGCAGCTCGGCGCGACAGTCGTCCGGGCTATCGAAGGGGATGAAGTGCGTCACAGCGCACGGCACAAGGTAAAGGGCATCATCACAAACGTGCGCTACCGCTGAAGGCGACGGGCCTTCGTGGACGATGATTAGGCCTTGGGCCGCGATTGCAATGAGAGCTTCAATCATACCTAGTTCGGGTCCCCGTCTTGCCGACGTTCGCGACTCTTGTCGCGTGCAGCACGCTCCTTTTCGCGAGCCTTTTGGCGGGCAGTGGCCTGCTTATTGCGTTCTCTGTAGACCTCCCTCAGGCGAGCGAGTTCGCGCGCCCTTGCCTCGGCTTGGCGCTTCTCTGTCGCATACTGACGGATTTCGGGGTCGGTCTTTTCGAGATGACGCTCGAAGTCTTCAATCTCTTCCTGCGTCCAGTCTGGCGTAGGGCCTTTGTCTGTTGATTTAATAACCATTCCATTCTCTCCTAGAAAAAAGCCCGAGCCACTCGGCTCGGGCTTCTGTTTTCGAAGGCAGCTCGGGATTAACCCCCGGGCGTACCAAGGACGCAGCGGAAGTCAGACGCGCCGAACGAATAACGCTCGCGTGCCTTGTACCGCATGTTTCCAGTATCGAAGTCGCCTTCCATACCCGTCTTCAATGCAGTTCGTGTGAAGTGCTTGAAGCCGTTAGGCATGTCCGTCTTGATGAACCATGCATCCGTATCCGTGAGGAAGTGGTTGACAACGGCACCTTGCGGAATCATCCCCATGGAGCGGTGTGCGTTCGGGTCGTTATCATTCGTGCCCGGGCGGAGGGTAGAGTTCAGGACGCGCTCGGCGACGAACTGTAGTTCCTTAGGGATGATGATTTTGACACCTTGGCATGCAACACGAAGCCCACGCTCGTCTTGGAAGCCAGCGATGTTGATCAGCGCTTGCTCAAGAGAGGTTTCGTTCAGGTCAGCTGCGGTCGCGAGGACGTTAGACTGGTTGCCCGACAGGGTTGGGTGAGCGGCACTACACAGAGCAACACCGTCGCCGATGGCACTGGCGCCACCTGTGAATGCATTGTTGAGGATAGCAGCGGCCTTGATCTGCTTCGTCTGAGACATCGCACGAGCGAGGGCCTTGGTGTAGCGCTTGGCGAGAGAGTCGTACAAATTGTCTTCGACGGCTTCCTCTGTCAATGCGAACGCCAGAGCGATCGTTTCGTGCTCGTAACGAGCAGTGTAGGTCTCTTGGGCATCGTCATAGTCAGTGCCCTGACCTTCAGGCTTAACCGGAGCGGTTCCGAAACCACCCAGCATTACCTCTTCTTCGTATGCGCGGTCAGAGGACTCGGCATCAAAGATGTCCGTGTGCTCGTTGTCGTACCGATCATACTCCAGACCGAACAGAGCGTTCAGACCGGGTTCTAGCTCTGCAGCGAGCTGTGCACGTGAAATAGGCATTGTTTCAGTCTCCCTTAGACGCCAGTTGAATCAGCAGTGGTCTGCGAGGCGAATGCCCGAGTACCAGCGTTGAAGTGAGCATTGAGACGTACATAGAGGTGTGCGCCAGCGGATGTGTAGTCGTTGTTGCCTTCATGGTCCACCAGACCGACAATGCGCAAAGGCAGGGCCGCTGTGGTAGCAATGGTGGAAACGCCGAGTTGGGCTGAGGAACGACCATTGGCTGTCGAACCCGAACGGGCCGATGTACCAAGGGATGCGTTTGCGAAGACGCCAGCCAACGCTGTTGCACGGTTGGTCAGCGTTGCATCAGCTGCAACGACGAACAGTTGGTTCGGGTTATCACACACGAACGCTTGCACAGGGTAGTTGGTGTCAACCGACACGGAGCCTGAGCCGGGCCAGTAGTTCAAGTAGGTCGGCTTTTTCGAGACCGAGTCTACGTATTTCACGCCGAGGAGTACGCCGAGGGCCTGCGTAGTGCCACCATTGGTAGCGCCAGCAAAGTCAATCACGCCACCCGCGAGGGGGACACAAATGCCATACTGGTAGATTGCGTTCGTATTGTTGGACGCAATCTCGTACGAAGTCACACCGGAACTGTTATACGCTGAACCGGCGATACCCACTGGACGTAGGCCGAAGGCAGTTTCTGAGTTTGCCATTCTGGAATCCTATCCAATTGTAGGCAGGCCGTTAGTTGGTTGGTTTTGGCCCGCCAAAGGTTGTTTTTGACGATCGGTTAGCCTTCTGAATCCGCATGGTCTCGTGGGAGTTCTCTTTCATCAGGTTCGTGTCCACCGACTGCATCTGACCTCTGGTCTGATTGTCGAAGTACTCTCTCCGGGACTCTGAGATTTCCACGGGTATGCGCATCAGTACGAGGCCACCTACACCGAATATCCCTTTGTACTTGCCTTCTTCGACTACCGGGGCTTCGAAATCCGGGTATTCGTCTTTTCGAACTGGCTCAAAGCCTTCTCGAATTCGACCTGAAGCATTTTTCATGTCGTCGTGGCCTCGCGATTCTACGCGAATCCACCGATGGGTAAACCCATCCGGGGCAGGGGGAGCATCTAGTGCTGAGGGAGGGGTCCACACACGTTTCTGTGTAGTCTTTTCCCGGGTTGTCGCGGATCGGGTTGAGCGCTGGGCGCCCTCCTCTTTGGGGGTTGCCATAGGCTTAACCTTTCACTTGTGCTGCGTATTGTTCTAGGGTGAGCCCTAGTCTTTTTGCGAGAGCCACTTGGGTCTTCGTTAGACGTACAGTCCGGCGCCCAATTGTTCTTGTCCCGCCGGGGGCGGTTCGCGAGGGGGCTGCAACCGTACGGGCGGTGGGGGCAGTCCTCGAAGG